ATAAATCGACAAGACGATGGGAATGTAAACGTTTTTCTGTTAAAAATCATGTTATTCCAGGCTCCAGCAGCCCATCCTGATCTAGAGTCCGAATCGGCTGTCTTAATAAGCTCTAATCTCCCCCTCTTCCATTTCACGAACTGCCATCCATCGACTTCGCCTTGCTCCATGACATAATCTTGAGCTCTTCCACCTCCGTTATATAGCTCATTAATTGCATCTGCGAGATTTCTTGCGCTGGTTTTTAACATGCTTGCGTTACCCATGTCGTCTCTAACTCGCTTTATCTGGTCTGCGTACTTTTCATCTGTGACTTTAATTTCTTGCTTGAGATCCTGGGCAAGTGTGCCGGATAGTGCTGAGTTCACGGTTCCGAAGCTATCACGCAGCTGTAGCCATAGGTTATCAAATAGTCCGCGATACTCTACAGCCGGAACTACCCAACCACAAAGGTTCGCATCCATCCTTGTATCGGATATATTGACGGATTCAATCGAGGTTGTACGAGCCGGGATATAGATGTCAGCGATTGCCAGTTCGTAGTAGTTTGACTCGCGGATTAGATCCTGGGCAACCGGATTTGTTGCCGCAACACCCTCTTTTAAATAGATGTCAATGTCTCGTCTGTCCTCTGCGGTATCAAATCTTAAAACGATACGATCTATACGAGGCAGGCTCGATGCTTGAGACAATGTAATCTGTCTGTTGCTACTCTCCTTAAAGACTGCACCCTCAATGATTGCGCCACCGGGCTTTACATTAACGGTCATGCCTCCGTGAGCTGTGACCATCAGCCCATCAATTGGGTTAATAAATACGCCGTTGCCCCAACACAGCTTATTAAAATCTCTCTCGTCCTGAGCTGTGATTGCTCTGTCCCACTCATTACCAATTATCCTTTTTGATTCAAATGGAAAACTCTTTGCCATACTATACATCCACCTTTCTATATGTTTGCCTGTTTGGAGTTCCGAAAACAAGCTCTATATCCACTTTATTTTTTGCATGCACCTCTCGAACTTCGACTAGCCTAGAAGTAAATTCTTTTTGTATTGAGTCAATATTGATTGTACAAATATCGCCGAGGTCGTAGTCTTTGAGGTAGTAAAAACGATGTTGCAATACATCAACTGAAATAGTTTCTTGCTTGTAGTTATTTAACATCTCTAGTTTTGCTGCATCTCTCATTTTTGACCTTATGAGCGCCTCGTTTTCACTCTTGATCTCGACTCCGCTTATGCTTGCACTAAAAACTTTGAGCGGAATACAGTGCCCAAGATTACTAGGTACGTTGTTATCAAACTGTACGTATTCGTGTATCGCCCTGACCTTTTTGCCGTCCTTCCAAAAGCCGTGTACTTCGTTTGACGTCTTAAAGTCATCAGGAATTTCTTGACTCGCTAAAAAGCCACTATATATCCCGCTTTCATCACATGCATATTCGCATTTTGAGATATTGCCCCAAGCCTCTCCGAAAAACACGTCATCACGCAAATCACGTCCTTTTTGAATGTGCAACTCAATGCCTAGAAGTGGTTTGCCTGGTTCTTCATTTTCAGAGAAAATTGGTCTGCAAATAAGTGTATATCCTGCAGACTTTAAGGCTTTTCGTATAGCAGAGCCTGTACTTTCACCGAGCTCTGCGCTTATAGATAGCTCGTTTGGTACATCACTATCTGCGCTGAGCCTTGCACCATTAACCGCGCTACCTTCTACGGCCCAATGTGGTTTTTCATATACATCTTTAGGCTGAGCGTATTTATCACTCACTGTCTCGAGTAACCATTGCGTTAGCCTCTTTTTGACTTCAGCCTTGCCTTTAAAAGTCACCGTCGAAATTGGTATCGTATAAGCGCTCCAATCGAGCACTTTGTCAACAAAAAAGCCTGACAAGGTGATAAACTCACCGTTACTTTTCTCCTCGTAAACGACCTTTTGCACCATCGCAGTTTCCGGACGTCCAACGCACTGAATGTACTTTACATTCGGGTCATAGTCCTTAGCTGCAATATATAGTACGAATGACCCACACTCGAAATACTTTCGACTCCATTGAAGCTCAATGAAGTCAATCATTTTGAGTTCGTCTCCGAATTTGTTTAAGCACTTAATCATTTACACACCTCCATACCTACCAACATAGCTTACTTCTGCGGTAAATGCTGTATTGCCGTCTTTTGATATTTTGATTTGATTATCACCATAGCCAAGTACCATCTGCATGAGGTCTCTAGCGTCAAAATCGCTGTATGGCACGTCTTTACCATTCTTTTTGACCGTTCGCTTGTCGCAATCAATAACGAGGACGTCAGCCGCATTTAAGACTGTTTTAACGCTTGTATTAATTAGTCCCATCTCGATGTCAATACCAGGGACATATCCAGTTGATTTTATTGTGATAACGATTGGAGCCGGTTCGCTTCCGAGATAATTAATTACTTTTTTGTCAGTCTTTGTTATCTCACCAAATGCGAGCTTACCCCCTCCTGGAGCATAGTACCTTATCCAGTGCCACATAGGGGTCACGGATGAAAAGCTTGTTGTTTCTTTGTTGTCTGCGAATAGATCTGGGTAAGGCGACATAAGACTAATTGACAAGTCAGGACTATCATATATATTTGCGCTTGGATAATTGGCAGCTACTAGCTCGCATTCTTTTGCTAAAAGCGTATTGCCTAGATATGTAACTTCAAGTTGATATGTGTAATTTGAATTGTAAAATCCGAGTACATTTCTGCGTTCCGATTCATACTTATCATCACTTGCTCTGAAAGATGCTGTGAATGTAATTAGTCTTGATTTCTTGCGTTTGCCCGTTACAATATCACCGTTTCCATAGCCTCGAGGTTCGCTGAAAATCTCAATTTCAGGAAAGTCGACACCTGTCAATGATTCTACTCCCCAATCTTCTTTTCCTAACGTGTGCCTTAACCCGTCTGACCGTATTACGTTTAGTTCAAATAGCTCAAATTTCTTGCCCACTAATGTCCTCCTAAACCTAAAATAACAGCCTCTTTGCGTATAGCTCTCGCCACGTCCGCTGGAGACTGTATTTTATCTTCAAATATTATTGTTTGCTCAATTTTTGTTGCACCTGGTACTTGTACACTTCCTGCATTAGCGGTTCCATAGATAGCCTTTGGAACTACGCTCTTTTGATTACTTATAGCAGTATTGATTTTTGCAAAGTTGACATCTACATCAATGCCACCTATCGCATTATCTATTCCAGTACTTACTTTGCTTCCAGCTCTAAGTGCATGCTCTATGCTCTCCTCGATAGCTCTGTCAAGGAGATATGCGTTCCTGCTTACTCCGACAGCCATGCCCTCAGGAAATGACTTGCCAAGTCCATCTCGGAATAACTTTGACGGAGAATTGGTTTTTGCCTTTCTTCTACCAGCTTTTTCTGACTGTGCTACTACATTAGCAACTGCGTCTTTGACCGCTTGTGCTCCCGCATTAACACCAGCTATTATGCCATCACAAAAGCTTTGACCCAAGCCACTCCAATCGCATGAATTTCTTGCATTAACTGCAGCATTAAACGCAGTCATAACAGCATCGCCCGAGGCCTTCGCAACCTTATCTCCACCACTCTTAGTCTCGCTTTCCATGCTTTTATACTTATCTCGAGCGAGCTGAAGTTCCTGCTCAGATGCATCTATTGCGTCCTGAACTTCTTGCGTATTAAAGTCCTTTTGTAATTCTTTGAGGTAGGCCAAATTATCTTCCTTGTCCTTAATCGTGGCTTTGAGGTCATCCTTTTTCATACCCTCAATCTCAGACATTTTTTTAGCATGGTCCTCAGCAATCATTGTTATTTCAGAGTAATTTCCTGCCTCAAAGTCCGCATACATTTTCTCATATGCTTTTCGTGTCGCTAGTGAGTCTTTTAAGGATTTTTCTGTCTTTGAAATCTCCTTACGTTTCTTAGATTCAAGTTGTTTTTGCTGTTCGAGCGCATCTTGAGCATCTACCAACTCCTGTCCATATACTCCTTTGGTTTTCTTTTCAGCTTCTTTTCGCTTTTGAACAATCTCATCAAGCTCTTTCTTCTGCTGAACATACATATCTACTTCTTTTTGTTGTAGCTCTAGTGCTTTTTTATAACCTTCTTCATTCGACTTAATTATGATTTCAGCTTTCTTTTTCTCTATATAGCTATCAATTTGCCCTTTGATTTCGTCATACTTCTGTATCTCTCCATCTACCATCTGGATTTCAAGCCCAGTTGCTTCCTTTAACTGACCAACAATAAAGTTTGCACGGTCCTGATAGCCATCTTTTACTCTACCGTTAGCGTCAACTATTGTTCCTAGTTCTTGAGCAAGTTTTTTCGTGTTATTGATTTGGATTAAGTCTTTTTCGAGTTGCTCCTCAGCTGTCTTAATTGATTCCTTATATGCGTCTCGAAGCTCATAGATTTTCTTCTTCTTTTCCTCTATGGCTTTTCTTGACTTTTCTGCTTCGCTCTCTTCTTTTTTTGATAACAGTAAAAATGCACCAGCTAACGCTCCGACTGCAGTTATTATGAGCCCCATTGGTCCGCCCAAAAATGACATCGCTGCGCTAAGTCCCTTTGTAGCAACTGCAGCAATACCTGCTGCAACTCCCTGAGCCTGTACAGCCATAGTATTTGCTATTGTTGCTGTAGTTCCGCCTGCGGTTGCTAATGCATTTCGTGTTTCTGCAGCTGCTAGCGCTTTTGCCTTAGCTGCAGCAAATGTTGTAACAGCATTGTTTGCGATTCGCGCAGCAGTAGCTCCTTTTTCGCTGACCATCGATACTGCCATAGCCGTACCTAGTGCCTTTTGTGCAACGACAAACTCTTTATATAGTCGTATGATTGGTGTGAGCTTTGAGTGTATTTTGAACGCCCCAATTAATCCAACAAGTATTGGAGCTAGGCTAGATCCAGCAGATGCAATTCTAAGCAACCCATCAGCCATCTTTAGTAGAGGCTTAGCAATAGAAATAGTCACCTCTGTGAGATTTTTAATTGTGTTTCCTAGACCTTTAGGGAGCATATCGGCGATACCACTAGCAAGCGCCATTGCCATATCACCTGCAGCAGAAATAATTTCGTCTCGGTGAGCATATAATCCATCTACAAAAGCTTTAACAGTTTTAGCCCCGGCAGAAATTAGTTCTGGAGCGTGTTTTGCAGCAGCAGTTGCCGCATCAGCTAATACATCTCCTATTGCCTTTGCAAGCCCTTGAATACCGTCCTGCTCAAATGCTTTAGACAATCCGTTGGCTGCGTCTGTTGCTGAAGTTACAATATCGCCCAAAGGGGTATCTACTGACTTGTAGAGTGATATACCTATGTCTGTTATGGTGTTTTTGAATATTCCTAGCCTTGATTCAAGAGTCTTATATCGCTCTTCTGCTTCGTGTGTGAGCGCGGTATTTTCGCTCCAGGCTTTTGTGCCTATCGACAGCGCTTTACTAAATACATCGCTTGCACCTGATGCTCTTAATAGTGCATCTCGCATACGTATATCAGATAGCCCTATCTCATCGAGTGTCTTAATTGCAGACCCCCCATTTTTGTTTATGTTGTCGAGCCCTTTAATAAAGCTTATGATTGCACTCGCTGCATCCTCTTCAAATGCCTTTTTAAATTCGTCAGCACTCATTCCTGCAACAGAAGCAAATTGTTCTAACTGTTCACCACCCTTTTGTGTTGCAAGGTTCATCTTCGAAATCAAGTTGGAAAAGGCTGTTCCACCCGCTTCAGCTTCTATTCCGACAGAAGATAACGCTCCGGAGAATGCCATGATTTGAGCTTCAGTAAGCCCTACTTGGTGACCCGCACCTGCGATTCTCATCGCCATGTCCACAATTTCTGACTCGGTTGTAGCAAGATTATTTCCAAGCGCTACGATAGTAGACCCAAGCTTATCAAAATTATCTTGACTCATGCCAGTTATGTTGGCAAATCTAGCAAGAGCAGTAGCTGCCTCGTCAGACGTCATGTTTGTCGCATCTCCAAGCATTACCATTGTTTTCGTAAATTGCAATAAGTTCTCATTTTTGATGCCCAGCTGACCTGCTGCCTCTGCGACTGAGGCAATAGCAGTCGCTGACTGAGGCATAGATTTTGCCATATCTCGTATGCCTTGCTCAAATTCAGCAAGCTCTTTGTCCGTTGCATCCACAGTCTTTTTAACACCCGCAAATGCACTTTCAAAAGCAATGCCCTGCTTAATGGCAAGCAGCCCTAATCCTCCCAAAGCAGTTGCGGTACTTGCAACAGCTTCAGTGACAACTTTAAGCCCTTTTTTTGTCGTGCCAGATAGCTCTCTTACAGCTTTATTAAATTCTCTGGAATCCAATATGGTTTCTATAGTAACCTTACCATCTGCCATATAATCACCTGCCTTATATCATCAAGACAGGTTGACTCAGCTACTTATCTGTGCTCTCTCTGCTCTTTATCTTGCTTTCAATCAATGTTATTCTTTTACATCGTGGGCATTTTATTTCGACTTCGCCGTCCATTAAATTAGCCCTACACAGTGTCTGCCCACATACACTGCATTTGACTTTAATCATATTTTTTTGACAGGATTGCATCAATATCACCGCCATTTTCAAGTGCCTCTGCAAGTTCATCGCTAAGCGCTTCATCGATTTCAGACTCATGCGTAGGTAGTTTATATAGCGATTTCATCTCGCGATAAAACTTCTTCTCCTCGTCACTAAGTCTCGATATGTCCATTGTCCTATAACCAATAATCTTTCCGAACTGTGTGTTCTCGCTAAGCCCATTAAATAGTGCCTTGAAGTTCCACCAATGCATTTCAACGACAGACAAATCAATCTTGTACTGTTCCCAAAAGGCTGCGTAAACATACTCGGCATCATAAGTAAATGAATACGATTGCTTTTTCGATGATTTATTCTTACTATTTACAGGTGCTAAGCTGTATGAATAAAACTCAATCATCTTTTCGATAGCTTCTTCAAGTTCTCCTTCTGCAAAGCTATGTGTATCTGCCCATGTTCCATAGTAAAGACGCACGCCCTTTTTGATTAGCTCAATTTTGGATAAATCGTGGTCTGCCAGTAACTCAGTAAACTTAATAGAGGTGCGAAAGTCCCAGTTTATAGGGACCTCAACACCTCTTATAGTTACTGATTTGCTCGGTTTATTGGTTAATATGCTACCTATCATTTCGCTAGTTCAAGCTGCATAGCTTTACTTGTCGCAACGAGATCTTCGTTAACAGCCTCATTAAGCTCACGCAGCTTATTCATAACTTCGAACATCATCATGACATTGCGCTTTCCACCAAAGACTCTGTCTCCTTCGCCAGGCCCCCAAATGCCATCAATACAACGTTTGAGTGCATCCATCTGATTGTTGAGGACAGTGTCGTCATCCTGTGAAAGGTCAATTCCGTTGATTTTCTCAACAAAAGTTGCCATGTTCGACTTATATGATGTACGAAAGTCCAGATCATAAAAATCTGCTACGAGCTCCTGCCCATTTGCGAATGTTATTTTTGTATTAACCATTGTGTTGCTCCTTTATTAACCAGCTATCACTGTCTCAGTGAACTTTTTGTTTGATGTGTCGAATGTTCCCACAACAACATCACTAACGCCCAAGAAGTTTCCTTCGCAAGTCATCTCGCCATCCTCGTTACCAAACTTCGAAACCTCTATGGCTACCTTTATTTTTCTAGCGCTGAAAGTGGTTGCTCCGCCTCCTACTTTCTGATCAAGGTCAACTATGATGTAGTCTCTTTCAACATCTGCTCCAGTCCTCTGTCTTTCGCCAATTTCACAGATGAACGCAATAGCTTTTTCGCTGCGAATCTGATCAGCAGAAAACGGAGACTGCCATTCATAACCTGAAATACCCTTTGATGTGGATTTCTGGTTAATATATCGCTTGCTTCTCACCTGAGCACTTGGCTCTTCATTAAGTTCTCTGAACCCTGTGCCAAGTAGCTCCATAGCTGCTGTTTCACCAGTCTTTGCACAGTCTAGATAACTTGCCTGTGCAACTCTTTTTCTAACTTCTGTTAATGCCATATCTATTCTCCTTCCTGTAGGTACACAAGCCTACAATCGATTTGATACTTTGCCCTGGATTCGTCTACATCAAAGACGTAGCCTGTTGTTAGGGCTTCAATTTTCACTGGGCATCTATTTGAGCCCAAGTCTATAAAGTTCCTATTTTTGCTTATTGACGCAAGCCAGCTAGCAAAAAGCTGAAAGAAACCAATGTTTTCAATGTTTTGTCTTACATCAGCGCCGTACGCCTCTCTGCTCGAAAAAACGAAGACCTGTTGACGTTCGCTGTCTCCGTTGATATATCTCTTTAAAATAAGGTCTGCGGGCGATGACTCAACTGCATAGCAAGTAGGGTCTTCTGCAAGATAATCTATTCCTATCCCCTCAGCAAACTTATCGATATGCGGGCAAGTCTTTATAAGATTTCTTATTGCGTCCATGATTATTACATCAGCCATTATCCCCTCCTTGTTATAAACTTAACTACACTAGCTAAAAGGGCAGGTCCTCGTTGTGCAACCATTCTCCGGTCCCATCGCTTCCCCCTCATGCCTCTGCCTCTATTTTCATAGTACTGCTTTTTAGCATATATCTGAGGGTATACGATTTCATCGATACCTTCTACTGCGGTTCCCTTGAGCACACCCTCTTTTTTTGGTACATAAGGGTCTGACAAACGTCTAACCTCATGTGTAAAAAATCTTTGTGCTGCACCGTTTTGATCTAGTCCTTTTTTCCTAGCTATCTTTATTGCATCAATGTCAACCTTCACTCTTATCGACATCTTCGTCCCCATCCTCTGGAGTGAACTTACGCAGCTCTTCGACCTCTTTTTCGAGGTCATTAATATACTGTACAGGGATATAATCTCCTGCCTTCCACTCTTTGGCCATTATTTAACCTCCAATTCAAAGTGCTGTACTAACTTGCTACCATACCTGTTATCAACTACTTTCGTAATCTTCATCACATCATCAAAATCACGCAAAAGAGCCTTAAAACCGCCGCTATAAGCGTCGTTCATATCAAAGTCGACAATTCCCTTAACAACAATATCTTCGTTGTCTAAAGTGTAATTTGTGACCTTATCGCTACGCTTAAAGGTCTTGGGCTTGAGGTATATTTTCCCTTCCGAGTCAACTTTTAATGGGATAAAAACTCGTGTATGATTCGTGCTTTTAACTCCAGCTGATTGTGAAATATCTATAGCTTGAGAATCTTGCCAGTTAACCCCTCGGAGAAACGTCCTTGCGTATTTGTATTCACCGCTATCATTGTCATAGTAGCGATTAAAAAGTGTAATATCTGCGTTTGTCAGCATCATTCTACCCCTCTATACATTAAGCCTGTACTCATTATATATTTGGCTACAATGCTATACTCTAGCGATGCCTGGCTCGTTCCTGTGTTTACACCAGTTTGGATTCCTAATGAGTCAAGACCATCTGCATAGCTGACAGTATGATCTCCGACAGTTTCTGACTTTATCGCTTTACTGCCTTCATCTCGTGCCTTATCTACCTCATACTCAAAATCCATGAGCTCGACCATGCACTCTTTAACTGTTTCGGACACAGGCTCTTTGATACGTCCGAAGGTATAGTAGTTGATGGTATTCCTAGCTTGTCTTTCATACTTAACAAAAGCGGTCTGGGGGATTTCTCCCCCATAAGCTTTATACTCCTCATATGTCAGATACATAGCTCTACCTACTTAGTAGCTACAAGCACCACAGCTTTTGTTACCTCTGCAGACTCAACAGTCAATATATCCGTCTGAGATGCATATCCAGGTGCCTTAATCTTTACTGGATATGTTCCAGCTCTGAGATTAAACTCTGCAACACCAGCAGCATTAGTCTTTAGTCTTGAACCGTTAACCTCAACAGTTGCACCTTCGATTGCGACAGTCTTGTTCTTTACAGTGAATGTAACTTTCTGAGTTGTCACAGGTGTAGCTGGCTCAAGATAAGCAAATGGACAACCTGTTCTGTCCTCGTTCATTCTTGTAGCTGGATTTGGCATTGCCCATCCCATTCTGAATACAACTCTTAGGGCAATCATATCCTGCTGTGCGAGGTTGTATACGATTTCCTTTGTCTGGGGATCCTGGATTACTCCTTCTGTTAGTAGCTTGAATGTTACATCCTGACGGATTGAGTACACTAGCTTGTTGAAATCACCAACGATTAGCTGCGCAATCTTCTTATCAAAGCTACCATTGTCAGGGAAGTACAAAGGCGCTCCGTCAAGGCCGTATGATGTAGCCCCCTGCAATGTTGACATGAAGATTGGGTGTCCGTCTGTACCCTTAAGCCCTCTGAGCTTTGCCTTCATTCCTGTTGATGCGATAGCTCCAGAGTGAACATATCCGTCCTCCTCGATCTTGTTTAGCACACCACCCTCGTCCATGATTAGAGTGAACATATCTTTTGAACCAGGAGCGACGTTGTTGCCTGCCTGTCTTGCCATTGTAATCACGTCATTCTGCCACTCTCTTGGTCTATTCACGCCGAACAGGATTGCGCTATCAACCTTCTGTCCGATTGCCTCGATTACTCTAGGCTTGATCTCGCCGATAATGTCAAACTCTGCATCATCAAGCACCGCTTCAGGTATCGGAACGATGACTGCGAGTTCCCCTGCTGTAAGATACACATTATCCCACGCCATATCGCTTGTCTGCTTCATTCCTGTGTCCCCATCTACCCAATAAGCCATTGGAAGAATGTCGGTAACTCTAATTCTTGTTGTCTTTGAGCTCATGTTTGGCAGCTTCTTGCCAAGGCTCAAAACAACTGATTCCTTTGGAGTGTCCTGAAAAATTGCTGGAGTCACCTGCTCCCTGATTAGAGCTTCAACTTTTTCTCTTGTTACTACGTTTACGTTTGCCATAATATTATTCCTTTCCTAAAAGATTCCTTATTGCTGTGTTAACTTCTTTGTTCTTATCATCAGACCCTGTTCCACCAGTTGCTCCTGGAGTGGATCTAACGATAACCGGCTGTGTGTCATCATTAAAGAGATAATCATTATTCTCTCTGATGGTTTTTAGCTGCTCATCAAGACCGACAATGCTGTCGCCATTAAGCTTAAGTCCCGCCTCATCAAGTAGTGCTCTTACTGCTTTGCTGTTCTTTGCACCTGCAGTTCTAAGCGCTCCGTCAAGAGCATATCCAAATTGCAGCCTTTCGATTTCGGCTTTGCTATTTGACTCTGCCTCGGCAGCTGCATCCTTGTACTTTTGCACTTCACCTTTAAGCCCATCGATGTCGACATCCTTAAACTTCTCAAGTGTTTCGTTCGCAGTTTTAAGCAGCGATTTAAGGTTAGTCTCTGAGGTTTTATATCTTTCGATATCATTACCATTTTCGGTCATGATAGTATCAACAGCCTCCTTGACCTTATCCTCTGCTACTCCTAGTCCTTTAAGGAGATTTTCAATAACTTCTCTTTTCATGATGCTTTCCTTTCTCGGTACGCTTTTATACGAGGTTGCTTCTCCTCCGTGTACATGATTACGCTCTGTACTAAGCTAATTTTTTGTATAACAAAAGACAGCTATATAGCTGCCTTAAGTATCGTTATTTG